GCTGTGGACCTACAACTTGCGCCCAGAAATTGTGCTGTTAAGCGACTTTCAGATAAGCCAGTGGATACGTGATTATATGGTGGCCGCCTGCAAGATGATCATTGGCGAAGCACGTGAAAAGTTTGGAACCATTGCCGGACCACAAGGTGGAGGCACTCTCAACGGTGCCGCAATGAAATCAGAAGCACAAGCAGCCATGGACAAATGTATTGAAGAACTAAAACTTTATGTGGACGGCAGTCAGCCATTGACTCTAGTAATTGGATAACAATTTTGACTACATTGCTTGTGGGGTGTAGCTATCTACACAACATTGATCAAGTTCAGATCAACACTGATAAATTTAAAATTTGTGCTACGCCTGGCTCAGGTAATCAAAGCATGGCAGCACGAGTCGTCTACGAATGTAGCCAACAACAGTTTGATCAAGTTGTGGTAGTTTGGTCCGGTATCAATCGATTGGATTTTCCAATTGGCAAAGCACTGCACAAAGTACAACCAAAAGACAAGTCTGGGCTGTATGACTATGGATACTTCACTGAAATTGGTGACATGGTCTGGTATCACAGCGGAGGTTGGGGACTGAGTGGTTGCTCGGATCCTTGTCCAACATTTTTGCAATTGTTTTTTAAAAATCAATACCTGGGTTCCAGTGATCGCTATCTAAGTGAAATGTCCCTCCTGTCTATAATACAAACACAATCCTTCTTGGCAAGTCGTGGTATCCCTTACAAGATGAGTTTTATATATGATGTCTATGCTGACTATGCTGAGGCTCGATACTTTCCCGGTCTTGGTGAACTTGACAAAACATCACCGCTCAATTCAAATGTAGATTGGAAAAAATTTTATATAGACACGCCCATGTTTGAGTATGCACAAGACACCAAACAAATGTCCAAAGACCAGTTTCACCCCACATCCAATTGCATGATTGAATGGTTTAAAACTTACATGGACATTGACCTGACTGCTTGATCTAATACGTGTATTGTGTTACACTAACACATGGACTTAATGATTGATCTTGAAGGGCTTGCAACAGGCCCAGACACATGTATTCTTACTATAGCCGCCCAAACGTTTGACCCGTTTGGGGAAGGTCATTATGACCAATGCTACTATGCTAGGGTGACACTAGAAAGTCAACCAGATCGAAAAATTGAACAAGGCACAATTGAGTGGTGGGCCACACAACCTGCAATTGTACGGGACGAAGCTTTCAATGAAGAAGGTCGTATCCCGCTAGACCAAGCTCTAGATGGATTAGCCAAACTGATTTGGCACTCCAACAGAATCTGGGCACAAGGCCCAACCTACGACATGAACATTCTAGAGCACGCCTACAAAAGCTATCACAAACCCCTGCCTTGGAAATATTACATGGTACGAGACAGTCGTACTGTGTTCTCACTGTGGCCTGATCAACCTATTCCGCCCACTAGCCACCATGCGCTAGAAGACTGTCGCAGACAAATTAGCATGCTACAGCGCACACTTGATCACCTTAACGTAACCTCTCTTAAATGACACTTCCTAAACTGCTTATCATTGGCAATGCCCGTCACGGCAAAGATACTGTATGCGATATCTTACGTGAAGAATTCGGCTATAGTTTTCGTTCTAGTTCGGACTTTTGTGCCGAAAAGTTTATCTATGATGAGCTCAAACTCAAGTACGGATATACCAGCTATGCCCAGTGTTTTGAGGATCGCCACAATCACCGAGCAGAATGGTATGACATGATTCATGAGTACTGTCGTGATGATTTTGCTAGACTGGGCCGAGAAATTTTTGCCGAAAACTCTATCTACTGTGGCTTGCGTAACAAAAGTGAGTTCCATGCCATGCGTAACACCCAGGTGTTTGACTACGCCGTCTGGGTAGATCGTAGCGATCACTTGCCTGCAGAAGACCGCTCTAGTATGAGCCTGGAAATCTGGATGGCTGATTATGTAATTGACAACAATGGTACATTAGAAGATCTACAGCGAAACACTCGAGAACTAATGACTACGTTGTTAAAAATCCGCAGTTAGATCACCAGGCTTCCACGGCAAGTCACTACGAGTGATTTCTACCGAGCAATTCATGCAAATAGTTTTTAAGTTTCTAAAGTCACAATTGTTTAAATTACCGTCTAGATGATACACCATTAACTGTGCTGTTGTTCTTGCTTTGAAACCACATCTATCGCATGTGGTTTTCTTTTTGTATCCAGCCAACTGCCATCTAGGCTTCACTGCTGGTAATTTTTTTTGTTTTCTAATGCAGGCATTGCATCTTGAACGATAATAAATTTTACCATTGTGCCAGCCGTTGACTGCTGCCAGACTTTTATTACATACTTTACATAGTGGTCGCATATTTTATTTAGTTACAAACCTTAATTAAGGTGCAGTAACCAGGGCATCTTTTGTCGTAACCGATAAATATCAGTAACATTTTAAAAGGATGCAATTATGGCACTAGTATCTCCCGGCGTTGAAGTCACCGTAACTGACGAGTCGAACTACATTCCAGCGGCAACTAACTCCGTACCTTATATTTTGATAGCAACTGCTCAAAATAAAATTTCTGGTACAGGCGTTGGGGTAGCACCTGGCACATTGGCAGTTAATGCTGGCAAAGTTTACTTAGTAACAAGTCAACGAGATTTGGCTGCTACTTTTGGTAATCCGTTCTTCTACAAGACGTCGGCAGGCACACCAATCAATGGTTATGAGCTAAACGAATACGGATTATTGGCTGGATTCTCAGTACTGGGAATCAGCAACCGTGCCTACGTTCAGCGAGCTGACATTGATTTATCAGAACTTACAGCTAGTTTAACACGTCCACTAGGAAGCCCAACAAGTGGTACTTATTGGTTAGATACCACTAGCACTGTTTGGGGTATTTTTGTATGGAATGCTACTACTGGTACATTCACTAGTCGTGTACCAATCGTTATTGATAGTTCTACTCAGCTTGATGGCGGCGTACCTAGCAACAGCATTGGCAACATTGGCGGCTATTGTGTCGATACAACCAATGCCAATAATCCAATTTATTATAAGAATCCTGACAATACTTGGGTATTAGTTGGCAGCGACGCTTGGAAGTTATCATCACCTACTATACAAGGTACAATATCACTGACAGGTGTGTCACTGACTGCTGGTAACACTATCATCATCAACGGAACCTCAGTAGCAGTTCCAGTAGCGCCAAATAATAATCTGGCAGGTCTTGTTACTGCAATTAACAACGCATCTATAGCCGGCGTAGAGGCAGCCGCTGATTCCAGCGATCGTCTAACAATCTCAGCAGACAGCACAGCCGAAGCTGACGGATCCACTTTTGGTGGCGGCATTGTTAACATTGACTCGGCCAGTACAGCTGGCTTGTTGACCACTATTGGTATCACAAGCGGAACGTATTATACTCCAGCTCTACAACAAAGCCCAAATTACACAGTGCCTCGTTGGAGAAGCACTGATCCTCAGCCACATCCAACTGGATCTGTATGGCAGATGTTGACCAATGTTAATTTGGGTGCCAACATTGTTGTCAAGCGTTTCGACGCAATCTTGGGAGCATTTGTCACACAAAGCACTCCAATTTACGCCAACGATGCGGCTGCAAACAAAGCACTTGATCCTACTGGTGGCGGTAGAAATATTCCGCTTGACAGCTTATATGTTGAATTTAACAGTGATCCAGAGTTGAATGACATTGATGGTTATATCAACACATCAACACTAAAAATCTTTCAGCGTTGGGCAACCGGCGCTACTATAATCACTGGTGATGAAGTTAATCCAGTATTCACAAACAGCTCAACATTTACAATCCAGGCCAGCAGTGCTAATAGTGCCACGTTGTCGGCACCAGTGACTGCTACAATAGTTGGCACTACTCCTGCTGATTTCTGTGCGGCTGTTTCGGCAGCCGGTGTTCCTTTTGTGACTGCAACAGTGTCATCAGAAGGCGCAATAACATTGTCACATGTACAAGGTGGTGTTATTGCACTTGCTGACACATTTGGTACAGCAATCACCACTGCTGGCTTTGTTGACACAGTGCAAGGTATACGTGATGGCGTTGGAATATACACTGGAGCAGTGCTGTTGTCAAACTGGGAGGTGTTAAGTTACACTTCTTCCAGCACAGCACCAAGTTTAGATCCTGCAGATGGTCGTTATTGGTATTATAGTGCAACTAATCAAGTTGATATTATGATTCAAGGTGGGTCTGGATGGGAAGGCTATCGGAACGTCAGCGTGGATGTGCGCGGCTACAATCTAACACAGACTGATCCAAACGGCCCAATTATTTCAACAACTGAGCCACTAACTCAAAGTGATGGCACAGCGTTAGAGTATGGCGATTTGTGGATTGATACTAGCAATTTGGAAGTATATCCATTGATCAAACGTTGGGAACTGTTCAACAGTATTGCACAGTGGGTTACAATAAACAACACTGATCAAACCACCAGCAATGGCATTTTGTTTGCTGATGCACGTTGGGCTACAAACGGCACAACCGATCCCATCACTGACAATATTCCAACTATCAAGAGTTTGTTGACCAGCAACTATCTTGATCTAGATGCTCCAGACTCAACGTTGTATCCAACAGGAACTTTGTTATTCAACACACGTCGATCAGGATTTAATGTTAAAACATTCAGCACAGATTATTTTAATCCAACAAGTTTCTCTGTTGATGGATACAGCAGTGTTACAAACTATGTGGTGAATGATTTAGCATTGTACGAAGGTATAATCTATATTGCTATTGCCCCAGGTCAAGGAAATCTACCAACAAATCCAAGCTACTGGAGTGAGTTGCAAACCAATGCTTGGGTAACTTCTTCGGGTAACAAAGCAGATGGCAGCCCATACATGGGACGGTTATCACAGCGTCAGCTGATCGTGGCCGCAATGAAGAGCGCAATTGATACCCAGGATACATTGCGTGAAGAACAAAATCAATTCAATTTGATTGCTTGCCCAGGATATCCAGAATTGATTACCAACATGCTACGTCTTAACAACGAGCGTAGTAACACAGCATTTGTTGTAGGTGATACACCAATGCGGTTGGCTCCAAATGGAACAGATATCGTTGCCTGGAGCACTGACAACAACGGTCTTGGATTTACAACTGGTGACGGCCTCACAACATCAAGCCCATATGTTGGTGTGTTCTATCCAAGTTGCCAGACCACAGATCTAAGCGGAAGCACTGTGGTACAACCACCAAGCCACATGATGTTGCGTACTATTGTGCGCAGTGACGAAGTTGCTTATCCATGGTTGGCACCAGCTGGTGTACGTCGTGGCGTAATTGACAATGCTGACCGCATTGGATACATTGATGCCGCAACTGGCGAGTTTATAACTATTGCAACTGGCCAAGGCCTACGTGATGTGTTGTACCTTAACAAGATTAATCCAATTACATTCATTCCAGGTGTGGGTATTACCAACTATGGTAACAAGACTGAAAGTGCAGTTGCAAGTGCGCTTGATAGAATTAACGTGGCTCGATTGGTTGCTTATATCCGTGGTAGACTCAACGAAATTGGTAAGACATTTGTGTTTGAACCAAATGATCAAATCACACGCAACGAGTTTACTAATGCAGTTGATGGTTTGATGATTGACTTGGTGGCAAAACGTGGTATTTACGATTACCTAATTGTGTGTGACCTCAGTAATAATACTCCTGCTCGTATTGACAGAAACGAACTATGGATGGATATTGCTATCGAGCCTGTAAAAGCTGTTGAGTTTATCTACATACCGGTGCGCATTAAGAATACTGGAGAATTGGCTTCTGGCCAAATTGCTAACTCATCGGCCGCGGCCTGATTAGAACATAAATAAACATATACAGGAGATTACACAATGGCTGTTTCATCACTAACTAGAATGACAGTGCCTTTGGCAAGCGATCAAAGCAACCCAAATCAAGGCCTGCTCATGCCAAAACTTAAATACCGCTTCCGAGTGGTATTTGAAAATCTTGGAGTAAGCACACCAAGAACCGAACTCACAAAACAAGTGATTGACTTTACACGACCATCAGTGACATTTGATGAGATTCCAATTGAAATTTACAACAGCCGCATGTATTTGGCCGGTAAACACACCTGGGAAATGGCCACAGTTAACTTGCGTGACGATGCATCTGGCGAAGTAAGTCGTTTGGTCGGTGAGCAATTGCAGAAACAAATGGACTTTATGGAACAAGCATCGGCCGCTGCCGGCAATGACTACAAGTTCTTGACACGTTGCGAAATTCTTGATGGTGGTAATGGTACATCAACACCTGTGGTACTTGAGACCTGGGAACTATATGGTTGCTATTTAAATCAAGTGAACTACAATGACTTGAACTATGGATCAAGTGAGGCAGTGACTGTCACAATGCAAATTAGATTTGATAATGCATTGCAAACTCCAATTGGCTCAGGCGTTGGTGCAACAGTTGCTCGACTAGCTGGGTCAGTAGTAACTGGCACAGGAAATGCTGGCTAATAATACTAAATGGCATTCGGACAAGATTTTCTCAAAGCTTTCTTTGGGAACGATTATGTAAGAGACTATACACATGCTTCAAAGGTCTTTAGATCTGCTGGCTATGAAAATTCGCCAAAGTTTAAATTCC